AATCTGAAAGTAAATGAGCTTCCGCAACACTATCCAAATTTCCAAGGTTTTGAATTAGTTCGTCAGAATCTTTGAAGGTGAAAATTGTTTCTTTACCGTTTGCCATTTTTTTACCTTTTAATTCTATTTTTGAACCTTTTAAAAATCCTGAACTCTTTTCTAATTTTTTTAATGTACTATAAGCATCTCCCTGTTTACTTATTAAATTTCTTAATGATTTAGGTGTGAACTCCAACAATAAATTTTTATTTTCAGATAGAGTAACTCTATTATCGTAATTTGATAATAATTTAAATCTGTTAATTTCTTCTATTAATATTTTTTTCATAATAATTTAATATAAACCAGCAATTTCCGCATCTTCTGATGAAATACCTGAAATTGATTTTGTTAAAGCATCATTTATTTTTTCATTCTCCACCCCTTGTTTGTATGATTGGTAATCACCATATCCTTCAACACCTTTACTTACGGCATAATCACCACTTCCAGCAAAGGCAGCTCTTTTAGCTGCGGTTTTTGTTAGATTACCGGTAGTTTTACCTCCCCCACCTGTTAGATTTAAAATTGAGTTTTTTACGTTATCTAAAACACCACTCGCTTTAGTAATCCAACCTTTTAAAAAGTTAATTTTAAAATTTTTAGAGACCCATTCGGCACCTTGTCTAATCGCGTCTAAGATTTTTGTACCAAATTTAGATAATTTATCACCAAGATATCTCATAAAATTAGCAATTTTACCTCCCTTAGAGAATGAATTTTGAGCGACAAATTCAAAAGATTTACCACCTCCTTTAGTAAATAAATTAATTCCTTTGAAAGCGGTTCTTACAATAGGAACCATCGTACCTGAAGAAACTATACCAACAATATCTAATACTATATTTAACCATTGAAATTTTTCGTAATTATTAAACAATAAATAAACATCCCATAAAAGTAGTACGCCATATATTACCATGACGACCGGCGCTCCGACCCCTGTAACCGTTAAAAACACTTCAACCGCTACTCCAACCGGACTTAAAACCGCATCCCTTAATCCTTCCATAAGACATTCCACAAAATTATCGGATAAACATTTCCAAGCGTCCATAGCTTTTTTCTTAATCCAATCCCACCCTTTCTTTATTTTTTCACCGGCGTAATTAAAAAAACCTTTGTCTTTAATTTGTTTAAGTTGGTCAAAATTATTTTTTGCCGATGATTTGATTTTATCTTTGATAGAATCGTATTTGGATTTGACCCAATCTGTAAATTGTTCAACAATGGTAAAAACACCCTCCCAAGCTTCAGAAATTTTTTGTTCTATAATTAACTTATCTTGATTTTCATTAATCAACAATAATTTATTTCCGAATTTTTCTTCCCATTCTTTTATTATTTTAATAGAATCTTGGGGTTGGAATATTTCCGTTATAGAATATAATACTTTTCTTGGTTCTGAAATATACTCTTGGATATTAATTTTATTTAATTTGTATTCTATTTGTGATATTTCTTGCACCAATTTGACACCCTTAGAATTAAAAGTTTCTAAATTATAGGCATATGTTTTATCGTCTAAAAAATCATAGATACCGTTATTTGTAAAAATATATCGTAAGTTTTTAGAAATCCCTTCTAATTTTATATTATTCATACTCATAAATATTATGTTTTACAATAAAGTGTTTGCTTTACCTCTATTAATTTTTACAATATCCCTCCATTTTGTTAGTCCAATTTGATTTGCGGGTCCTCTTGTTACACCGCTCTCCCATTTTGTAACTGTTGGGTATTCCGACGCTTCTCCACCTCCTGCGGCGGCACCTCCTGCGGCAGCGTCCTGTTCACCAACCTCACTTTTAGTTTCAGTTGTTGTGTGTTTTTTCATAAGATTTATTATGTAATCTATATTACTTCCCATATTAAAATAATTCTGGTTTTGGTAATCTATTAGGATAAACTAAATAATATTCATTTAGAAAAGAAATCACCTCTTCAAATTCTATCCCATTATCTAAATCGTTATAGGCATCATATTCAAAATCATCATCAAAATTTTCATTTATTTTAACTTTTTCAAATAAAAAGCCTGTTTCAAACTCATCTAAATTCTCAATCTCAATAGTATCTTGTCTTATCTCATCTTCACTATCATCAATAGTTCTAAATGTAACTTCAAGTATGTTAGAACTTTCATCAACGTAAAAAGATATTAATTCTTTAACTTCCATAATCAAAAATATTATATAACTTTTATAAAAACTAAATTAAAAGTTCTTAAAACGTCTAAACATATCTAAACTTTTATTTACACTTTCAGTTAAAGATGAAATTTCTTCTTCACCCAAATCTTCTAAATCATCTAAATTTAATTCAAAATCATCATCACCATGACCAAAAGTTCCGTGTTCTAAATCATCATCACCATCTCCTATGGTATCTAGTCCTGTAAATTCATCATCTTCTAATGTGACACTAGATTCGATATTTTGAGATGGAGTTAATTCAGAACTAATATGAGCATCTTCATTTATTCTCATATTTCTATATTCACCAACTTCGCCTTTATTATTCACGGTTATACCGGCTTTGTCATTTGCAAAGTCTTGAACATATAAAGGTTGTTCGTTTGATTGATTATATCTTGTTACATAACCATCATAAAGGTCTTTATGTTGGTCGAGGATATTTTTTCTTTCCTCGTTTGTCATTTTAAAAAAGTATGCGTTCATATTTTTGTTTTTTTATAAATATTACGTTTATGGTAAGTTTCACCTAATTTCCCTTTTCTTTTATTTTCAATAAATTGATTATAATCAGATTCAAAGACCCATTTATCACCATCATCAACTAAATTCCAATATTTACCGTTATCGACATTTTGCCATTCAACCTCATACTGTTTAATCCCCATAACAATCTGACCATTATCTCTAACTATACCCACGGTACCTAAATCGTGAGATGGAGAACCATCCATATGGAGTAATACAATCCTATCATCTTTTTTTAAATCCGGATTTACTTTCATAAAATATTTTTAATAATAAATATATTCAAAGTATTTATATATTATATGGCAATTACAATTATTATAACTGAAAGTCAAAAAAAACGAATCCTAAAAGAAGGCGGTGGAGGAGGTAATTTTTCAGAAATTATTAAAAAAAATTATGATTTGGTGAAAGACATTATATCTAAATCATCATCTCAAATAGGTTTAAATTTAGAATTTTTAATAACTTGGGGAGCAAGTATTGGTGGATTTGTCGGACCTTTAAACGATTTTATTGCGAGTAGAGAACCTGAATTTTCTGATTTGGAAGTTAGTTTAATATTAACGGGAATTATTTCCACTTACTATATTGATAATAAAACTTTAGTTAATAAAGTTTTAACTCATTTAAAAGAAAAAGGTTTATACGAATCATATAAGAAATACCTTAGAAAAAGTAGAGAACTTAAAAAAGTTTTTTCAGAGTTTATTGAAAGTTTAGGAGTTACCTTACATAAGGTAACAAACATATTGAGTTACACATTTATTTTACCATTATTACCTATGTTATATGATATGGCAAAAAATGATGTAACATCTTCATCCATAAAAGAACTAATTACTAGGTTAATGGGTTTTGGTGTTCTAACCGTGTCGGGTATTATTGTTAAAGAATTAGTAACAAAAATAATTAAAAGATTTAAGGGGTAATATCACATCTTCTCTAATATAGAATTCATTACCATTTGTTGTTCATATTCAGTTAAATTATGAATGGTTATATGTTTCTCAAACCATTTTTTCATAATTAAAATCGCTGGAATTTTTCTTAATTTAGATATTCTTTTAAAACCTTTTGCTTGGGCGTCTAACTCTTCAGGTTGTAAATAGTATTCTAACGGAGTTAAATCATCGGTATTTTCATCATTATCTAACTCGCCTCTATAATTTTGAATTGAATGTTGTAATTCGTGAGTAACTACTTCATTTAACTCACCAATAATATCATACATATTTTTTTCCAAAGTTTTTGAATTGAATAATACAAGTATTTCAACTACATCATCTTCAAGGGAATAGAAGGCGTTAACCATAAATGAATTGGTTTTTGTAGACCTTTTTAAGGTTAACTCAACTGCAGTTTTAACAGGGAATTTACCAATAGAATAGAAATCACCGTCTTTAGGTAGATAAAAAAATCCACTTTTCTTATTTTTAAGGATATTAACAATATCTTTAACAATTGTTCTTATTAGTAATCTACCGTTTTTCATAATACAAAGATACAAATAAAAAATCGATATTTGTTTTTATCGTAAAAATTTATTATACTTGGTTATCAATTAATTAGAATATGAAAAAGTTTGATTTTAAAGACATTACGTTAGTACCCGAAACGGTTAGTTCTATTGATTCAAGAAAAGATATTAATCCTTATAATGAATACGGTAATTTACCTATTATGGTTTCACCTATGGACACGGTTGTTGATGAAGAAAATTGTGAATTATTTTTGAATCAAGCTTTAGATGTTTGTTTGCCGAGAGGAGTTTTCTCAAATAGAAATGAAGCGTTTAATTCAATATCCTTAACAGATTTTGAGGAGGTTGTTAATTGGTATGAAGATGGTAGTATCGATGAGACCAGCCCAACAAGATTTTTGGTTGATATTGCAAATGGTCATATGAAAAAACTACACGACTTATGTGAAAGATTTATACAGATTAGAAAATCTAGTAATCATCAAATAATAGTTGGTAATGTTGCAAATCCTAAGACATATGAGAGACTTTGTGAAATTGGTGTTGATTATGTAAGGGTTGGAATTGGTGGTGGTAGTGGTTGTTTAACATCGGCAAACACGGGAGTACATTATCCAATGGCGTCTTTAATATCTGAATGTTATAAAATTAAAAAATATGGCGGATATAACACAAAAATAATCGCCGATGGTGGTTTTAGAAATTATGACGATATTATTAAAGCGTTGTCTTTAGGAGCTGATTATGTTATGTTAGGCGGAGTTCTTAACAAGACTTTGGAATCTTGTTCAACTACAATGTTATTTAATTTAATACCTATTAATCAGATGTACTCTAAGATGATTTGGGATGAAATGCCTTTTTTAAAAAAATATTTATATAAACATTTTAGAGGTATGAGTACTAAGGAAGTTCAAAATAAATGGGGTAGAAATGAAATAAAAACATCCGAAGGTATTAGTAAAATAAACAAAGTTGAATATACTTTAAGTGGTTGGGTTGAGAATTTAGAGGATTATTTAAGGTCGGCAATGTCTTATACAAATTCAAATACCTTAGAAGAGTTTAAAAACTCTGAATATGTTTTTATCACTGAAAACGCTCTCAATCGTTTTAATAAGTAGATATTTATATATGTGAAAAGTAAAATTAATAGATTTTTGTTGAAAACTTATTATAAGGGATATAACATTTCCGTAAAAATATCGGAAATTTTAAGGACAATTATTTAAAACTCACTTTGATTTTTAAATCTCCCTTTCCTTTAATGACTCTATGGTAAACCCCTTCAGGGATGAAGTATTTATTACCTTTTGTTAATTTTTTTGGTAATTCATTATCCATTTGTAAAAACCAATTATTACTTTCAACAACTTCAACTATTCTATTTTCTCTATCTCTATGCCATTTCAATTCATCACTTTCAACAGACTCTTTAAAAACTCTAACTTTAGTATTTTCAGAAATGTCTATTTCATCAAATGGTAAACCGGCGTCAAATGTTCTTTTATTAAAAAGAAATCTAAATTTCCATAAATCAAGACCAAGATGAATCATAGCTAATCTTAATTCTTCCCAAACCGCTTCATCTAGAGATACAGAATTTCCATCATCATCTTCAATCGTATGCCATAAACTTTCAGGTTCACTATCAATATAAATTTGATATCTACCATCATTAGAATTTTTGGTGATATCATAAACATATACATTTAAATTGTGGTCAATAGAATATTCATTAATAATATTATTATTACCAAATTTTTTAAAATAATAATTAATAAATTTTATCGCCTTTTCTTTTGTCATTTTACCAACTTCTTGATGATTTTAGACCTAATTTTTTACGATATCTAGATACATTACAACTCCAATATCCTGCGGTAGTCCTATCTTTCTTTTGGTCACATTTGTGTCTTGCTCTAAATGATTTTGCTCTACCCTTACTAGCATTTTTAATTCTTAAATTAGGGTCTCCAAATGTAACTTTTTTAACAGTTCCTTTTGGTGTTTTAACATATACGGCAAACTTTTTAGGTCCTCCTGGTGTTCTAAAAGGACTACCCAATTTAACATTTTTACCCCTATGTTTTGCCTCATTTAAAACCTCTTCTAATTCTTCCTCATACATTGGAGCGTCTAACCAAACCTCCTCCCCATTTTCAAGTAAAACTTTTTTACCTAAATCGGATTCCATAATCCAACTATCTTCTTCCCCTAAACTAATTAAATCTTTATCATATAAATTTCTAACTTCATTAATAAGCTCAAAAAATTTATCGGAGTATATTCTAAACACATTTTCGGATAAAGGTATTTCATTTACAATATGAAACATTAGTTCATCTGATACTTTATCTGATTTTACTAATTTCATTGGTGTTGATTCCATAATATTTGTCTTTCCAAATAAATATCCTTATAATTGTATTATGAATGAAAAAGTTTTATACTTAGTTCGAGGATTACCCGGTAGTGGTAAATCTACGTTCGCAAAAAAATTAGTACACTCCGATTTTTTGGTTTGTGAAGCCGATAAGTATTTTATTAATAAAGAAACCGGTGAATATACATTTGATGGTTCCAAAATAAAGGACGCTCACAAATATTGTCAGGATTTGGTGGAAACATATATGGAAGATAGTATGGTTAACGACCAATGGTATCGTGAGATTGCCGTTTCTAACACCTTTACTCAAGAATGGGAGATGAATCCTTATTTTGAATTAGCGGAAAAATATGGTTATACCGTTTTTACGATAGTTGTTGAAAATCGTCACGGAGGTAAGAATATTCATGGAGTTCCTGATGATAAACTTGAGGTTATGAAAAATCGTTTTGAATTTAAACTTTATTAATATGAGATACTTTTTTATTTTTATATTCGCGTTAGTCAAATTAATAATCGCAATTAACATAATTTATTTATTATGGGTTAGTTGGAGGGATAATACGGGAGTAGAGTTTCAAAAACTAACTTGGTGGGTATATTTTATGATTTTCGATATTTGGTTAGAAAAAACAGTAAGTAGTAACGAAAAAAATCTTGATTAATTATCATTTTAGATATATTTATATGTGTATAATAATATTTAATTATGAAAAAAATTAGAATAAAAGAATCCGATATTCGCAAAGTTATTAGAAGATACATTCTTGAAAACGAGGGCGAACTTGAAGAAAAAAAACCAAGATGTTTGACCGATAATACTATTCCTTTAGATGAAATTGTTGGTATGTCTGACGATTATACCGATTATACCTCTAACGTTAAAAAAAGACTTAATGGTATTAAAGGAATGGTCGATAGTTTAGATATTTTAAGAACTTTACGTCTTCATCCTAATATTGGTGATGGTGGAGAACACTTATCTTATGAACTAATGAATCATCTAAATAAATTTAGAAATAAACATTATTTTGATGAAACTAACAGTGATTGTCATAGTGCTATGGATAAAGTAATCGAACTTTATAAAGAAAATGAGCATGGTGAGGAATTGGTTAAGGATATTGAAAAGGTGTTGAAACATAACGACCCAACTCCAAGAGCGAAAGAATATTTAAAGAGATGTTTAATGTTGATTAAAGAAAAATAATCCTCTTAACTGAGGACTTTTAGGACCGTTATCGTTACGATAACAAAAAAAGGGGAAGTTCGCTACTATCCCCTTTTTTATTTAATTTAATATATTTATATATAAAAATATTTACTATGAAAAACATTAATGAAGAACTAACACGAATGTTATATCTAACACAACACAAAAGAGGTGTTGTTATAAGTGAACAATATCTTACTGAAATTAAAAGTGGTTCTAATACTCCTGATTGGAAGGGGAAAACTGAAGGGGTTTTAAATTTTTCAAACTTTCCTAATATTTTTTTAGCAAAAAATATTTTTTATGTTAAAACAGATATGAATCCTAGTGGATTATATACTGCAAATATAAAATCTTATTTAGGTAAAGAATTACCAATAACTAAATCAAAAAAAATTGAAAATCCATTACCAACACCAGGTACTCCGGGAGGTAATATTAAATTCGAATTTAAAG